CGAACGGTATCAGCTGATATTTCCAGAGACGAACAAATACACGTGGCCTGTAATAGCCTCGTATGTAATGATATGGGTTTATCTCCTAGTCAATCTCTGGATAAACTTAGGAAGGCCACAATTAATTGGATCTTCCAACCTCTAGGTAGAAATACCTACGATAAATATTTGGACAAAAAATTCTGGCTCGATGCAAGCGATCGGCTAATGTATGAAGGTAAAGCACCTGAATTTGCTGAGACACAACGAGCTAGAATGCCCGCCTTTTTTGAACATGCAAACACCAATCTCCCTCAATACTCTTAAGCTTCACAACGAAAGGTTAGACAAGCTACTCATAAGACTTGAGGAGAACTTTGGATGGAAACCAATCCATCCTAAAGAAGACATTAACACTGTCATGTATAGAGCTGGCCAAGCCAGCGTTATAGAATATATCAACACCATTATGGAGGAAGAAATCTAATGTGTGCACCCCCAAAACCAGCACCGTTACCGCCACCACCACCTTTAGCTCCGCCACCACCAGCTCCACCAGCACCACCAACACCGCCAAAGGCTCCTGATCCTATTCAACCTGATGTTAATCCTAAGATTAGACAAGCTCAGAGTAAGAAGGGTAAGAACCAACAAGGTACAGGTACAGGATCATTGAGAATAGATCTACCTAATGTAAACCCAGGTGGTAATGCCACAGGTAAAGGAGGAGGACTTAATTAATGTTAGCACGTGAGAGATATAACAAATTATCATCAGCCCGTTCTCAATTCTTGGACACTGCTGTTGAATGTTCTAAACTCACGTTACCTTATTTAATATCAGACGATTTAACAACTAAACAAAACTTTAAAGATTTAATAACACCTTGGCAAAGTGTAGGTGCAAAGGCAGTAGTAACGTTAGCAGCTAAATTAATGCTAGCGTTATTACCACCTCAAACTACATTTTTCAAACTACAAATAAGAGATGATAAACTTGGTACAGATATACCTAAGGAAGTTAGAAGTGATCTAGATGTATCCTTTTCTAAATTAGAAAGGATGGTAATGGATTACATCGCAGCTTCCAGTGATAGAGTTGTCGTACATCAAGCACTTAAGCATCTCATTGTAGGTGGTAACACATTAATCTTTATGGGTAAGGATGGTCTTAAGAACTATCCATTAAATAGATATGTTATTAACCGTGATGGAAATGGTAACGTTTTAGAAATAGTCACAAAAGAATTAATCAGTAGAAAAATATTAGGTCTTGAGCAACCGAAGCCTAATAACCCTAACGATGTTAACGGTCAAATAGGTGCAACAGGAGAAGACGTTGAGGTGTATACCTGCGTTAAACTGGATGAAAAATCTGGCCGCTGGGTCTGGCATCAAGAAGCAGATGATATGATTCTGCCAGGAAGCCGTAGCACAGCACCAAAGAAAGGAAGTCCATGGTTACCACTCCGATTTAATACAGTAGATGGTGAGGATTATGGTAGAGGAAGAGTTGAAGAGTTCATCGGTGACTTCAGATCCCTTGAGGGACTGTCTCAGGCACTCGTAGAAGGCTCCTCAGCAGCTGCTAAGGTAGTGTTCCTTGTATCGCCATCATCAACTACTAAACCACAGACTCTAGCCCGTGCTGGCAACGGTGCAATCGTTCAGGGAAGACCTGAGGATGTTGCTGTTGTACAAGTGGGTAAGACAGCAGACTTTGCTACTGCACAGAATATGGCTCAACAAATTGAGCGTAGAATTTCAGAAGCATTTATGCAGTTAAACATTAGGCAGTCTGAACGTACAACTGCGGAAGAGGTACGCCTCACGCAGATGGAATTAGAACAACAGTTAGGTGGAATATTCTCACTACTAACTATTGAGTTCTTAATACCATACCTTAATAGAACTCTGTTAGTACTACAACGTAGTAAAGAGATACCTAGTATACCTAAGGATTTAGTACGTCCACAAATAGTAGCTGGTGTTAATGCATTAGGTCGTGGTCAAGATAGAGAAAGTTTAACTCAATTTATTGGTACCATTGCACAGACTCTTGGTCCTGAAGCTCTAATGAGATACATAGATCCTTCAGAAGCTATCAAGAGATTAGCTGCAGCACAAGGTATAGATATATTAAACCTTGTTAAGACTGAGCAGCAATTAGAAGCAGATGCACAACAGCAACAACAGCAACAAGTGCAGCAATCTTTAGTTGATCAAGCAGGTTCTTTGGCTTCAATGCCTTTAGCTGATCCAACTAAGAATCAAGCTTTATCTCAAGCTTTAGATGAACAACAACCACCTGAAGAATAAATGGCAGAAACAATGACATATGATGCTGGTACTGACACCGTTACCACATCAGAGAATTTAACTCCAGAAGAACAAGACTCACTACAAGTTGGTGAGGCTATGGAAGCCGAGCAAGAACAATTACTTGCTGGTAAATATGAAAATGCAAAAGAATTAGAAAAAGCCTATGTTGAACTCTCTAAAAAATTGGGAGAGAAAGGCGATGAAGCTAGCGAAGAAACTGGGGACACCGAAGCTTCTGACACCGAAGCAAAGGAAGAAGAAACAGAAGAAACTACAGAAGATTCTCCAGTCACATCCTTAATCAATGAAGCTTCAGCAGAATTCTACGATAATAATAATACATTATCTCCTGAAACTTTAGAAAAGTTTAGTGAGATGAGTAGCAAGGATTTGGTTGAGGCTTATTTAGCAACCCAAAAGAATGCTCAAGCACCTGAGGTTAATGATGAACCTGTTGATCTAACAGAAGAACAGGTTAGTAATATTAGAAATTCTGTAGGTGGAGAAGCTGAGTATGGTAAGATAGTACAATGGGCAGGTCAAAATATGCCTAGAGCAGATGTAGCATCATTTGATGAGTTGGTTGCGTCTGGTAATGAAGGTGCTATTAAACTAGCGGTAGCTGGTATGAAAGCTAACTATGAAAATGCAAACGGATACGAAGGTAGAATGTTAACAGGAAAAGCACCAACAACTTCAAGTGATGTATTCAGAAGTCAAGCTGAAGTAGTTAAAGCCATGAGTGATCCTCAGTATGATAGTGATCCTGCATACAGAATGGATGTCATGGATAAACTAGAACGATCAAACATTAATTTTTAAATATGTCACCATACGGACCCGGTACTTACGGTACTAAAAAAGGTAGACCAGTGAAGTCTACCACTAAAAAAGGAACTAAGAAGTAGAGAACTAGTGGCGACCTGACCTATCATCCTCGCCGCTGTTCACTTACTTATTTATAGATGATTACAACTGAATACGGTAAGCAGAATATGTTTGCCAAGGAACCACCAATTGAAGTATTAACTATGAACAACGAAAACGCAGAAGTACAAAATGGCCGTTGGGCTATGATAGGAATTTGGGCAGCTCTTGGTGCCTATGCCACAACAGGGCAAATAATCCCAGGAATTTTTTAAAACTTACTTACATAAATGACTACAGCCACACTAACAAAACCAAATAACAATTGGCAGCGTTTATGTGACTGGACAACAAGTACAGACAACCGCCTCTATGTGGGGTGGTTCGGTGTACTTATGATCCCTGCACTTTTAACCGCTGCAACAGCATTTATAATCGCATTTATAGCAGCTCCTCCAGTTGATATTGATGGTATTCGTGAGCCAGTCTCAGGATCTCTACTTTATGGAAACAACATCATCTCGGGAGCAATCGTCCCATCCTCTAACGCAATCGGTCTTCACTTCTACCCAATCTGGGAAGCTGCAACCATCGACGAGTGGTTGTATAACGGTGGACCA